TCCGCTTCGACCGCAATCCAGTCCATCCAAAACGATCACATCCCCTCGGCGCAAAACAGCGCGGAAGAGCCCGTCGTTGACCAGGATGATGAGGCCGACGCCAATCCGGACACCGGCTGCACCTGCGACTGCGAGGCCTGCCAGGCCGGCGACTGCGCCAACTGCACTCACGAGGGTTGCGACGCGGAAGCCGAAAACTGCGAAGGCTGCGGCATGGCCTCCGCCAAAAAAGAGACTGGCGATCTGAGCAAGGCTCAGGCGGAAGCCCAGGCCCGCGCCCGTTCGCTGAGTTTGGCGAGAATTTAGACTTTCCAACACTTTCTGGCGGCCGAAGCCGTCCAGTCCTGACGTTTGCCAACCGCCCGATGGCGGCTTCGCGGCGTTGCGGCTCATCGCTGTTACAACCTGTTACAACCTGGGCGCATTCCGCGACCCTGGAAAGGATTCTATGAAGCTTCGTGATCTCCAGAAGGCGCTGGCCGCTGCCGTTGACGCCGCCACCGCCATCAATGCCGCAGTCCCTGACGGCGAGCAGATGAGTGCCGAGCAGCGCACCCAGTTTGACGCTCACATGGCCACCGCCAACACCCTCAAGGCCGACATTGTCCGCGCTGAGCAGCTGGCCGAAATGCAGCGTACCAGCGCTTCCACCATCGAAGTCTCCAAGCCGGAAGGCGCGAAGAAGCCCTGGTCGAGCTTTGGCGAGCAGCTCTCCGCCATCGCCACCGGGACCAAGCTCATCCAGCAGGGACGCACTTCCAGCGCCGATCCCCGGCTCTTCGCGGCTCTCGGAGCCAATGAGACCGTCCCGGCCGAAGGCGGCTTCCTGGTCGCTCCGGAATACGCCGACGGCATTCTCCAGCGGACCTATGACGTGGGCGAGATCGCCACTCGTTGCCGGCAACTTCCCATGGCCTCTTCGCGCCTGGTCATGAACGCGGTCGATGAAGACTCCCGCGCGGATGGTCAGCGTTGGGGCGGCATTCTCTCCTACTGGGAGGCGGAAGGCGCGTCCTATGTGGGGACCAAGCCCAAGTTCCGCGAGATCCAGTTCGTCGCCAACAAGCTCATCGGCCTTTCGTATGTCACCGAGGAGCAGTTGGAAGACGGGCCCGCTCTCGAGGCTTACATCCGCATGGCCTTCCCCGATGAGTTCGGCTTCCAAATCGACAAGGCGATCGTTTCGGGCTCCGGCGCGGGCGTTCCTCTCGGCTTCCAGACCTCCACGGCCACGATTGTGCAGGCCAAGGACTCTGGCCAGGCCACCGGCACCGTCTCGGCCACGAACATCCTCAACATGAAGGCGCGTCTCTGGGCTCCGAGCTTCAAGAATGCCGTCTGGCTGGCTGAGCAGTCCGTCGAGCCGCAGCTCCTGCCCCTGCTCATCGCCGGTTCCGCGGCCACCACCGCCGCGCTGCTCTATACGCCTCCGGGCATGTACGGCAACAATTCGCCGTATGGCCTGCTCCTGGGCCGCCCGGTGATCTTTGTCGAGCAGGCTTCTCCGCTCAGCACGCAGGGCGATCTCAGCCTGGTCGATCTTTCGCAGTATCTGCTCCCCAAGAAGACCGACATCCGGGCTGATACCTCGATTCACGTGGCCTTCCTCACCGGCGAGCTGGCCTTCCGCTTCATGCTCCGCCTGGACGGCGCGCCATGGTGGAAGAAGCCCCTCACTCCGTATTCCGGGGCCGCTTCCCGTTCGCCTTTCGTCACCCTGGCCACGCGCTAAAGCATTTTCGCTTTTGCTCTGGACTTCTGTGCCCCATCCATTCCGCGGGTTCCATCGCGGAATGGGTGGGAACCCTGTGAAATTCAGGTTTACGTAGTTTTCCTCGGCATCGCCGGGAAAGGAAAGTTTTATGAGCAAGCAAGGATTTTACGCGGCGCAGGAGGGGCACGTTGTCCCTATCCTCTATCCGCAGACCATCAGCGGCGGCGTCTCCGCAAAGCCGTTCAATCTCATGGGCAACAACCACGCCAGCATCGTGATCTCTTTCGGCGCCAAGGTCGCGGCGGAAACTGCAATCTTGATCAACGCCGGAACCAACGAGGCCATGGCTGGCTCTGCGGCCATCGCCTTCGATCTCTACAAGGGCGAGACCTCCGGCTCCAACGTCACCGATACCGGCAGTTCTACCGCTTATGCCGTGGCCGCCCTGGGTGGAATCACCGCTCCGGTCAGTGGCCAGGAGGTTGTGTTTACGGCGGACAACGCCAACACCGCGACCACTGCCACGCTGGCCATCAACGACGGATCGGCCAAGGCGCTCAAGAACGTCGGCGTCACCGCTCTGACGATTGGGCAGATCGCCGCCAACTCCACCGTGACCGTGATCTATGACGGCACCGAGTGGATCATTCAGCCCGTCAATCCTCCGGCCGACGTGCTCCTGCCGAATAGCACGCTCAACAGCGGCCGTTTCGCTGTGACGGCCTCGGGTTATGCTCCTCCCGCCACCTCCGACATCTTCTACATCATCGAGATCGAGGCGGCGCAGTTGCCGGTCGGCTCGCCCTATGTCCAGTTGCAGATCACCAATGGGGCCAACGCCAACTACGCCAGCGCCATTGCCATCCTCTCTGGAGGCCGCAATACCTCCGATCAGTCCCTCACCGTCATCATCTAGCCAGCTTTAATGGGACGCTCCGGGCCGTGCAGCTAAGGTCCGGAGCGCACAGCTAAGGTTCGGAGCGCATTTTTTGAAGCGAAGACTCAGGAAGGTGGCAGCATGTCTCAGCAAGTTGTTACACCCAATCTCAATCTCGCTCTTCCGGGCGATGATTCGCGTAACACGCCCTGGGGAATTGGAGATCAGGTTCTCGCCCAGGCCATCAATCAGCTTGACTCGCAGATCATCTCGGCTATCCAGGCCGCGTCGTGGACCTATGCCATCGATACCGGCACGGCGAATGTCTACGCCATCGCTTTGACGCCGAAGCCCACGCTCACGGTCGGTTCCAGGTTCTATTTCCAGGCGAGCCATGCCAATACGGGAGCCTCCACGCTCGCGGTCAACGGCGGCGCGGCCATCGCTATCACCAAAAATGGAACCACGGCCCTGGCCGGTGCTGAGATTTCCCTCAACCAGATCGTCCAGGTCGTCTACGACGGCACGCGATTCCAGCTCATCAGCCAGTAACCTCTCAACCTGTTGTCATCCCGAGCGAGCGAGGCGAGTCGAAAGACCCGTTTTGCTCGCACTGGCGTTGCGGTGAAAACCATGCTCATCAAGCTCAACTTTGGCCCTCGCATGGGCGAGATTCAGGACATTGCGCCCGAGGCGGCCACGGCCATGCTCGCCGACGGCCGCGCCACCTGGCCGGTGGCCGATCAGCATCCCGATCAGCTTGTATCTCCTCCAAAAGCCTCTTCGGTCAAGCCTCCCGTGAAGCACCTCAAGAAACTCTGATCTGCAAGCCACGAATCTGCTCTGAAGGAGCTCCATGGAATCCATGATCCTCATCACCGCGCCCGCCGCCGAGCCGGTTGCGCTGGCCGACTTCAAGGGCTTGCTCGATATTCCCCTTACCGACACCTCGCGCGATAGTACGCTGCTCATGATGCAGCTGGCGGCGCGGGAGGCGGTGGAAAATTACTGCCGCATCGCTCTGATCACGCAAACCTGGCTGGCGCGTCTCGACAGCTTTCCCAGCGCGCCTCTCCGTTACGATCGCAACGGCTATCCGCAGGTTCTGCTCCCCAAGCCGCCGTTTCAGTCGGTCGATTTCTTCAAGTATGTGGATACCAGCGGCGCGGTGCAGTCTCTCACCCGCGATCCGAGCTATGGCACGAACCTCGCAGCGCCCTTCTACGGCTATCAGCTTGAGCCGGGCGGGGGAATCATGCCCGCCGCGCTTTCGCCGCCGTGGGCGCGCCCCTGGGCTCCGCAACGCATGGTTCCGGCGAATACCGCGCTGCAATATCGCTGCGGCTACGGTGGGCCGCTCACCGTCACCATGACGGCTGGCTCCGCCGTGCTCTCTTCACCGGGATTCACCTTCAATCCGGACGACGCGCCCCAGATCGCCGGGGATACCGGCACGGCGATCAATGTTCCCGGCGCGGGCGCGGCGGGCGCGGCTCTGGCCACCTACGTGGCTTCGGTCAGCAACGGGATAGCCACCCTCGCCACGGCGGCCACCGCCGCCGTCGCCAGCGTCTCGGCCTGGCAGGGCAACCAGGTTCCCAACTCGCTCTGCCTCGCCATTCTCTTTCAGGCGCAGTTCTTCTTCGAGCAGGGCGCGGTCTGCGATCAGTTGGAGCCGCGCGTCATCAACTCGCTGCGCAATGGCGGGTACCGCAATCTGGTTTCTTGAGGGGAGAGTCATGGACGCGAAAGATCGAGTCTTGCAGGCTTTCGAGAAGAGCCGCGAGAAGTACGGGGGTGTCGATCCCCACACCGGCTATCTCCGCCGGCTGATTACCGTAGCGCGGACGAAAGGCGACTGGGAAGCGCTTTGCGGTCGCATCCAGGATGACGGGACGCTGAGAACGTAATTCAAAGGAATTTATGGGCTTCCGCAATCTCTATCGCGCCTCGAACAACCCGCTGGCCATCAGTCCCGGCGAGCTGCGCCAGTCCGTGCAGCTTGCCCGCGCCAGCGCCACGGTGGACAGCTTTGGCCAGAAGCTGACCACCTGGCCGGTCTATCTCACCGCGCACGCCAAAATCGAGAACCTCAGCG